TCGAATTTGCAGATTACAACTCAATGATGAAGCTGCGTAGAGCGTACAACCTCGGCACTCGTAATGAAGAAACAAGAGCAGCAGCGAACCTATACGAGAAATTAAGAAAGCTGAAATTGCTAGACCAGTTGAAGGCAGAAAGCCATGACTAAACGTTACAAGGAGGCGGTATGAAACCAGAGCAGTTTATTCGTGAGCAAGGATTGGATAAGGCGAGGGAGGTTGTTGAGGGTGCGCCAGGATTTCCAGTTTTCGGCTATTGCACTTTGACAGGTAACTACATTTTCAAAAGATCAAATGCTACTGCTTACTACCACAATGAAACTAATTCATGGTCAGAAGATTATGCGATTGAGTTGATCTTATTGGAAGACCTCAAGCGTCTGGTGGAGTCTTTGGATTTGATCAAGTTTTATGATGGCATTGAGAAAGCAAAGTTGAAGCTGGCGATAGGTACTTGTCTTTTTGGTCGCCCACCACATCCTCGTGAAGTTGAATTAAGACAAGCCATCCGCGACCACGAATCAATATACGGAGGCGGGGATGAGTAAATTCAAGAACGAAGTGAAAGCCACGCTAAAGGATTTTAAAGAGCTTTATACACATGACTGGCATGAGTTCAGCAATGCAGGACAGTTCTATAAACAAGCGTTCCGTGACTTTGCATACGCCACAAAACTTTTACTGATTGGGTTGCTTGGCATTATCTGCCTGATTGTAGCTCCATTCCTAATTCCTTTTGCAATCATGATTCGGACGATAAAAAAATGAAATCAAATACACATAAAACAATTCACTTGTTAGCACAAGACAAAGACGGCTCATTAATCAAAGCAATGCAGCAATACCGTTTGGTTGAGATTGATGACGTTCTTAAATCACGCGGCACATTAGAGTTTGCAGGAAAGACGGTAACTGCTGTTAGACCACATCCAAACAATGATGATTCTTGGCAGGTTGAAACTGGTGAAGGCCTAATCTGGGTTGAAGAAAAGAACTTGGAAAGTATGGAAGGAGCCAGCCATGAGTGAGTTTAAAGCGGGTGACTGGGTCAAAACCCAAGGACATATAGGACTAATGGTGATTTACAAAGTGACTGGTGAAAAAGCCATTGTGGATGTGATCAGTAGAACAGGAAAGTCGATTGGGCTATCTGGATACAAACTATCTGAGATTGAGCGCGCATCAGAAGCTGAGATTAAAGCAGGCCACCGCATTGAATCAAGCAACGATCAAGCAATAAGTGATTGTAGTGTCTCAAATTTATGCCAAAACGATACACAAAACAGTTTGCCTATCAAGCAAGAGAATCAAGACATGGGCGACGACTCCCACATAGAAAACCGTATCAGCCCGCTGTGTAAATCAAAGGATTTTTGAGATGGATAAGTGTAGAGAAGAGTTTGAAGCATATTTCAAAGATCATCATGCGGATAGTTTTTATAGTGTTGATGTTGCTTTAGAAATGCGTGGAGATGATTACATTGACTTTCTGGCCTCTGATTTATGGGCTATTTGGCAGCACCAGCAAGCGAAAGTGGAGGAGGCAAACGCGAAAGCGCAAATGTGCCGAGATGAAAAGAATCATGCAATTAATCGCTGGTCAGCAGTTTGTAAGGAACGTGACGAGCTGCAAAAGCGGGTGGATTCCTTAACTCAAACAATGGAAGAGCTACTTGAGGAAATGAAATATCCAACTGCTACTTTTGAAGAGGTGATCGTGTGCGGTGTGAAAGAGTTAGAGCAAGCGCTCAAGGGGGAAGGATGATTTTTATCGAGTTTAGACTTTGCTTGCCTTGGGTTTATGTTCGACATGAGTTTGGGCATGAATCTTTTGACAAGATGATTCGCATAGATATGGGATTCTGCACAATATTCATCACCAAGAACAGTAGCCGATTGACTAAAAACTTAGAGCATTTTTTACATGGTGTTGGGGCAGAACAATTGCCTCAATACCGCACTCAGATTAAAGCAATCAAGTCAAAAGCAAGAGTTCAGGCTGCTAAAGATAAAGAACAGTGCATAGAGCGCCTGATTGCTGACAATCAAAGACTTGTCACTCAGTACAGTGATTTAAATCGAAAGCTATCTAGCTACAAGAACCTAGCTTATGCAGTTCGCAATATTAAAGACGTTGATATTGAGGAGCTAACTAAATGACCACATTCAAAGAGGCTCAAAGGGTCCAGTCACAAAAGGCAGCTCGTTCTAAGCGGTTCAATAGAGTGCCTACAGAAGATCAAGAACAGATGGCGCTCATGAGTTGGGCGCATCGTGTGAAGTATGGTTCAGGTCGTTTGAGTGATTACCTGTTTCACATTCCTAATGGTGGATCTAGAAACATCATTGAAGCTGCAAAATTTAAGAAGTTGGGCGTGAAGGCTGGTGTTCCAGACCTTCAGCTAATTGTTCCAAATGGCGAGGTGCACGGGCTTTGGATTGAGTTGAAGTCAAAGAAAGGGAAGTTACAACCAAGTCAAAGACTCATGATCCAACGCTTAGAAGAACAAGGTTACATGTGCAAAGTCTGCTTCGGTGCAGATGAAGCCATAGATGAAATTAAAAAGTATTTGATGATTTAGGGTGACGGTATGAATGCAGTAGTAACGGAAAAATTATCAAATCTTGAATGGGTTGGTCAGCAAATGAGAGCTAAGACAGCAAGCTATGAAACGTCTACTGCATCGACAGGAGAGAAAGCGCCTACTTGGGAAGAACGTTGCGGGGCTATAGCTTCAATTGAAGATGAGGCAACTAAGGCATATTGCGAGATGTTAGTGTGGGGTGATTCAAGAGACACGACACAGGCATTTAAGACGCTTGTTGAGCATATTGGTGAGATATTACATGAAGCAGCAAGCAAAGAGCGTCAGCGACATCACTTTGACCTTAAATTGTTTTGCATGAAGGTAGCTCGCATGCAGGTATTCTTTAAGATGCGTCCAGTGATCAAAGAAGATCGTACTTTGCAGGGACAATTGAAGTTCTGCGGGATTGATGAGATCAAAGCAGATACATATAGCAAGAACTATGCTTATCTTGGCGCAATGGTAGATATTATTTTGAAAGACATGGAAGATGAAATCGATTTCTATGTAGGGCAGTACCGTAAAAAGCTAAACAATTGACAGCTAAACGGATTTAAGGTAATGTTTTTCTATACTGGTCGTATTACGGATTTCCGAAGACCAACACATCAAAGCTCACTTAATCGTGGGCTTTTTGCTTTTTTGGAGCATTTAAAAATATTAAAACCCATAATCAAAAGTTTGCTGATTAGCTAAAGACTGTTTAAGCAAACACGTCTAGAAACCACGAAAGAGTGTACAACCCATGCAGTTCATCGCGCATGGATGGGATATGCAGGAAATACATACCAGATTGGGAGTGATGCCCCGCCATTAAAATAGATCTGAAAGCTGAAACGTAAAATACTGTGCCCATCCAGTGATTTTATAAAGTAAGTGAGTAGCGGTAGGCCACAGTACTGTTATAAAGCTGTGGCAATTCTTTGGAGGTTCACATGCTCCGAATAATTAAGCAGGTCTTTTGCATACATGTTTGGGAATATGAATCCGACATGTTCAATCAGAAAGAATGCAGAAAGTGTGGGAAGATTAAAGTAATTTAATTTACTATTGAGAATACAATAACTTACGTTAATTTTTTTCTTGCAAACTGAATAAAAAAACCTCATTATGGGATTGAAATATAACTGAGGTTTTTAGATGAATTTAAATGTAGTTTGCTTTGGCGGTCGATTTGATGGTAAAGAAATATCACGTTCAAAAATCGATCATGTACAAAAAAGTATCGATTTAAGAATCGAGAGAAAACCTGGGTTTCAAACTCAGGTTAATATTTCTAACAATCCTGAAACCGAAAAATATGTTCTAAGAGTAGTTAGATTTCGGAGTGAGTTTAAGGATGTTTTGATTAAGAAAAATGACTCTATTGAAGACCATGTCGAAGCTATTAAGCAAAAATGGGAAGATTTAGAATTAATTGGATTCGATTTAGATTAAGTAATATGACTTTTATTTAAATGCCCCGCTAAGTGCGGGGTTTTCTTTTGGGGTGAGCATGGACACAATCGAAGCGAAGAAGAATTTAGAAATCTATAAGCGTAATCTTAGCCGATTAGAAAACTATAACCATTTATTCAGCAGCCATACGTTTAAGACTGAATGCCAGCGTGAAGTAAATACTCTCAGAACCAGAATAGAGAACCTAGAAAATGCGTTCGACAAAGAGGCTAAACGAAATAAGAGCGCTACCATGCGTTAGATGCGGCTATCCTCACTCACAAGCGGCTCATTCTAATTTCAGTGAACATGGTAAAGGCAAGGGGATTAAAGCAGATGATAAATACACAATACCTTTGTGCCATTCCTGCCATCAATGGTTTGACCAGTATCGAGGGATGGGACTTGTAGAATCTAAAGAATGGTTCGACAAGATGTTAGAAAAAACAGAGCGCATGCTTAATCTTAAAGATGATAAGGTGTTTTGAAATGGAACCTAGATTCGTCATCAAAAACCATTCTGACATCAACTATGTAATTGGCTATCTCAATAATAATCATGCAAAGGCAGCGAGTGAAGGGAAGCCTTTAGTCGTATTGATTGCACCACAAGAGAAAGATCGTTCAAAAGCTCAAAACCGGTTGTACTGGATGTGGCTTAATCAATGGGCCAAGAAGCAGGGAACAGACAAAGATTACGAGCATCTGTTCTTTAAGAAGAACTTCCTATCAAAAATCTATGATCGTGATGACGTTGGTCAATACAAGAAAACATTCAAGGCTGTTAGAGAGCTTAAAGATTCTAAGCATCCACTTTACCAAGATGTAGCAAACGGACTATGTGAGCTAATGAGCACTACAGATGCAAGTACAGCTCAATTCACTGAATACCTAAACGACATTCACGCATGGTGCAACAAACAAGGGTGTTATTTGGAAACACCTGATGATCTTAAGTATGTGTTGGAATAGTTAAGCAGCTAAGATATATTGTTTTTTCTTTAATCATTACTAATAAAGGAAAAATAATGTTTGTTCAGCATAAATCCGAATACATTAATTTAAATCATGTGGTAAAAGTGAAAAAGGCTACATCAGAAAACAATAAATTTGCTCATAGAGATTTTTATAAGTTAGTTTTAACTTTAACCTCCAATGACATCCTAGATCTAGAGTTTAATTCTGAGGAAGAGCTAGATCGGTTCTTGGAAAAGTTGGAAATTGTGAAGTAGTTATGACCGCCCAAGTGGCGGTTTTTTAATGGGTAAGAATAATGGATTCTACAGAATACTTTTGGCTTACTCGGAAAAAAGAACCTAAAACTAAACCTAAAAGCCGGCCACTGCCAAAGCCTACACAAAAATATCTCGAGGCTGAGGCAACACTTAAGGAAGAGCTTGAGGATTTGGCGATTGGATTTGAACAGAAGTTTCAGCCGATCCATACCAAACACTGGCGCTTTGACTTTCATATTGTGAAATTGCGTTTGCTCATTGAAATTGAAGGTAGTCCCTGGTCTGGTGGCCGTAGCGG